GGTGCTGCTGCCGGTGCGCCACCTTCGCACGGCTCGTATCCGGCAATCTCGTTCGATGCCTGATAGTTGCCCTCGGCGGGCTTCACCTTGACCGTGATCATCATCGGCTTATCGTGGAGGTCCGAACTTTCGTTCGGCATCATCACACCAACCGACCGGCAGATGGCCGAGAGCGTGCGCTGGGCAATCTCTTCCGCCGTCTTGTTCGGGTTGTTGAGGTTTAGCCGGTCCATCAGGCTCACGCCTTGGTGCGGCCCTTCGATGATCTGGCAAGTGAGCACCAGCATGGAGCCCGTCTGCGCCTTGGTGGGGCGCTCTTCGCTCTTGGTGATGACGGCTTTGTACTTGCCAGCCGGGATGACTTCGCGTGGCGCACTCGGCTCGACGACATTCGCATCAAATCCATTCAGTCTCATTCTCTTCCTCCTACTTTGCTACAAAGGGTTCAAAAGGGTTGCCGCTCTCAAAGGTGAACGGCAGCGGCTGGGTGATGTTGAAACGGTTCTTGGTGACGCTGGATGCTTGCGGGAAGCAGATGATTTCCCGGTCGCCTGTGCTGATCGCCCGCTTCTTGTCGCCATCACCTCGAACGTATGTTTTGAGCCGGATCAAGCCCACCAAGTCTACGTTGTCGGTGTAATGCGGCAAGGATCGCTTGTGCATCCGCACCGTGTATCTGGCGAACGGATCGAAGTCTGGCAGATCAAGCGTCTCGGTATCAGCGTGGCCAATAAAGACCACGTTCATGCCGCGTTCGTAGGCCAGAGCGCCAGCCCATTCCCGCACCTGCCGGTGCTTCTCGGCGGCGGTGTTATAGCCCGCTCCGTAACCGCCACCGGCTTGGTTGATGCTCTTCGCCTTGGGATCGGCTGCAACAATCTCATGCTCGATCATGGTGGCAAGCTGCGTGATGCTATCCAGCACCAGCGTCTTGAAGTCATGCTCCTGCGTTGCCAGTGCTTCGATCTGGTCGAGCACTTCCTGGCTCGATGAGACCAACGGGAAAAGCATCACTTCATCGTTGCCAGCAAGCGAAGCCGTGCCGTCCTCGGTGCGGATGAACACCGGCCTTGGGAACATCGCAGCCAGCGTGCTCTTGCCCATGCCGCCTTCACCGAACACCGTTGCGATAATTGGGCGTTGCCCTTTCGGGCGCTCCAATTTCTTCAGATCAATTGCCATCGTTCTCGGCCTCCTTCATTCCGAGCAGTCTCATTGCATCGCGCACATTTTCAATCGCGCAGCGAACATGATGGTTGCGATTGAGTTTGTCGCTTTTAGCTGCCATGATGTGATCGCGGGCATTTTGAAGCGATTCCGCCAGTTCGTAGAGATCAATTGCCATCATGAGAAGCCCTCCGCCTTTTTAATGGCAGACTCAGCGGCTCTTACTGCCGCCCAATAGCTATCTTGTCCGGGGTGTCCGTCTTTAGCCGCTACAATCAAAACCTTGATTGCATCCAGCAAATCAGGAGCTGCGGCAATCAAACAACCGTTAGCTTCTGTCATTTTATCACCAAACGACACAAGTTCGGCAATGCAAACATAAGCAAGCTTATGCTGAAAAATAGCACAGCTAGTAGCAGTTTTGTGCATTTCCCAAGGTCCTGGCATGTGCTTGCTCATTCCTGCACCACCTTGACGCCGATCTTTCCCGGCGTTGCGGTGATGGCCTTGGCAGCGATGGCCCAGAGATCGGGGCGCTCCTTTGCCAGCCACTTGCATCCGGTATCGTCCACCTCGATCTTGGTCTTGATCGGCCAAGCCTCGGCGGGCAGGTTGTGCTTGATGGTCTCCCAGACGCCCAAGTCGATCTTGCGGTAGATCGGCTGCGTCAAGGTCACCTTGTACGGCTCGACGCGGTGCGTGACTGCGCCTTCCGTCTTGGTATCCAATGCCTGGGAGATTTCTTCTTCGATCTTGATGCGGGCCTCTTTGGCCTCATCCTCGCGGCGTTTGGCTTCAAGCCAGGCCCCGCAAAGGCCCGTGATGTTGCTGCTCATGTCAGCCTCCTTTTCTCTCAACAATCGCCTTATTGCATATTTTTGCAGGACGTGCAATAGAAAAAATTGCAACCACCAAACAGGATCCAAGACCATGTTATCCATTGAAGACATCCGCGCCCGACTTGCCGGGGCTGATATTCCCGAAATCGTCAAGGCCACCGGCCTCTCCTACAATACGATCAAGGCCATTCGGGATGGCGCTCCCGGCGCTCGATACGAGACGATCAAGCTGCTCACGGAGTTTTTTGAAGGCCGCACATAAATGACGATCATCGCGAGCATCAAATCCTACACAGACCTCGGCTGGTATCTTGTCCCGATCCCGGCAGGGCAGAAGGGGCCGACCAGCTACGGCTGGAACCAGAAGGACAAGGCGCTCACCGGCCAGGGTGCTATCGACTTCTACTCCAAGAATCCGACTTGGAATGTTGGCCTGATCCATCAATGGACCGGCACATGCGCCATTGACATCGATCACATGGAATGGACGCGGATTATATTCGAGGGGCTGGGGCTTGATCTTGATGCCTTGATGGCATCAACCGCCAGAATCCGGGGCCGGGAGGGGCGAGGCAAGCTGATCTTCCGCGCTCATCGGGATGACCTATCCCGCCATTCCATCGCGTGGCCGAATAAGGATGGCCGTGGCAACACGACTGTCTTTGAGCTTCGCGGTGGTCCGGTGCAAGATGTTCTGCCACCGTCGATCCATCCAGACACGATGCAGCCCTATGTGTGGGAGGGATTGCCTTTCGACCAGATTCCGATTTTGCCGAAGCAACTGCAAGTCATGTGGGACGAGTGGGACAAGTTCCGCCCACAGATGCTCGACCTATGCCCGTGGAAGATCAGGCCTGAGTATCAAGCCCCGGTGCGTGTGCGTTCGCCCAATCCCGGCACATCGGTGATCGATGCCTATAATGCAGCGCACAATATCGGTGAGTTGCTGGTCAAGTATGGCTACAAGCGCACCGCCCCGAATCGGTATTTGTCACCGAACAGCGGCACCGGCTTGGCCGGTTGCAATGTGTTCGACAATAACACCGCCTTCAGCCACCACGGCTCCGACCCGTTCGGCAATGAACACGCATTCGACTGCTTCGAGCTTTACCTGCAGTTCGAGCATGGCGGGAACATGAGCCAAGCGGTCAAACAAGCCGCCGCATTCCTCAACATCACGACCGATCCGAGCCATGAATGGTCGCCAGAAACCAAGGTTCAGATCGAGGAGGGAAAAGCAGCCACTCCCGGCGTGCTGCCTTCCAAACGCACCACTACCGTCACGCCCGACAATCCGCTGGCATCCATCCCGGCGCACCTGCTTTCTATTCCCGGCGTGCTGCAAGATGTGGTCCGCTACTATGAGACCACCGCCATCAAGACGCAGCCGCAGTTCGCGGTACAAGCCGCCATTGCCCTTGGTGCCGTTGCAATGGGGCGGCGATGGACAACCAGCCAGCGCAACTTTAGCAACCTGTACCTGCTCAATATTGGCGAGACGGGCTGCGGCAAGGAACACGCCAAGACGGTCATCGAGGCCATGCTGGATGCAGCCCAGCTAGGGCATCTGCTAGGGCCAGCCGGTTACACATCCGCCAGCGGTGTCTTCTCGGCGCTCATCTCCCGGCCCATTCACGTCTCCGTGATCGATGAGTTGGGCCGCACGCTCAAGAGCGCCGCGAATCGATCGATGCAGCACAAGGCTGATTCCTTGACCGCCATCATGGAATGCTTCGGGCGGCAGGATGGCGTCTTGCGGCCACAGGGATATGCCACCATCGGCCTTACGAAGGAACAGGCGGAGTCCTTCGAGAAGGTCATCAGAAGGCCGTCCTTGACGCTCCTAGGCATGTCTACGCCATCGGAGTTCTACGGGGCCATCTCAGGCGGCGACATCGCTTCCGGCCTCTTGAACCGATTCCTGATCGTCAAGTCTGAGATCGGCGTTCAGATGAGCCAGGAGCGGCGGATCGTGCCGATTGGTGACCGCATCATTGGATGGCTCCAAGAACAGGCACAGGCCCACTCTGGGGCCGGAAATCTGACCGGCACCAATACCTATGACATGCCGCCCGATCCCGTCGAGGTGCCGTTCACAAGGCCAGCGATGGACATCCTGCGGGACTACGAGGCCGAACTGGTCGCGGCGATCAAGAGCGAGAACGAAACCGGCCTCGAGGCGATGTACAACCGCAGCCGCGAGATCGCCATGCGGATCAGCCTGATTGTCGCTAGGTCATTGCTCGAGACCGAGATCGGACCTGAGCCTATGCAATGGGCGATTGATTATGTCAGGTTCTACAACCGGCGCGCTATCGCCATGTTTAGGGACAACATGGCCGAGAGCAGTCATCAGGCGATCTGCAAGGCCGTCATTGCCAGGCTTAGGGTATCCGGTCTCAAGGGGTTGACGGAAGCAGAACTGGGCAACCGCATCTCTGCGTTCGACGCCTTGACGCTGCGGGACCGGGGCCAGGTGATGGACAAGTTGGTTGCAGACTACGGCATCCAATGCCGCCACACCAACAAGGGACAGCGAGGAAGGCCTCGCATGGCGTGGTTCATCCCGGCACCGGAGGCTACGGAAGATTGACCTAGGGACATATTATTTTGATAGGGCCTCGGAGCGATCCGGGGCCTTTTCTTATTTAAGGGGCCTTATTAGAGGGCAGGGCGTCACCCGTAAATCGAACGGGCAAGCGCTTGATGTTGCTAGTGTTGTGTATATATAGAGAGAATTATACTATTTATATATATTACAGTACCACCACCCCACCAC